AATACCACTCAGAGATGTTGGATGGCAATTATAGAATTTGATTCTCAGATTGGGAAGATTAGAATTGGTATTAACTGTCATGATACCATCATAGTACGCTTCTTTGTTTGGAGTATTTCTGACGTACTTCTTGAAATCTATAGGACTAGTTAAAGCTTTCATCCAATTATAAGTTTCTTCCCAAACTCTCAAATCTTCATCAACTAAGAATGATATAGACAATGGATCATATACTAATTTATCACCATGTCTGTAAGTTTCAGAGAAAGGAGTTGGAATAGTCACCTCAGATGTTGACACAGAGGGCCATGTTACAGTTTGACAAAAGTATCTGGCAAAAGGTAAATTTGGAATAACAAAAGTAAACTTTGTTGTTTGAACAAAATTTGAGTTTTCTGGTATTGTTATTAGTAATGAATTGTCTGTCATGTCTAACCTTCTTCTAGACTATTTATAATAAAAAAAAAAGGGCAGGATTTCTCCTGCCCAATTTGTTTCTTTTGTTCTTGCCTTTATTAGGTAAGATTGCGAACGCGGAAGATGCGATAGTAGATGTTCGCATTGTTTGCGTTTGTTGTGCGGTCAGCAACCTGGCCGTCACCAGCAGCGGTAGCAAATGGGTTTGCAACCATGCCGTAACGTGTCTTGAAGCCGATCTTTGGCTGGAATGAATCCTGACCGATAGCGCGTACCATCTGAAGAGGTACGTATGGGCAGTAGAATAGACCAGCGTCATAAGGAGATGTACCCTTATAACCAACAACTGCAAGTTCGTCACCGTTTGAAGAACCACCGAAGTATGGGTCGATGTAAACCTTAACGCGACCGTGTAGAGTACCAGCGAATGTGTTACCTGTATCGTCAACGTTTAGGTTAGCCTGTAGAGCAGGTGTGTAGTCGAGAACGCCAGCCATTGCAAGAGCAGAAGCAACGTCAGAAGAAACGATGAGGGTGTTACCCTTACCACGACGAGTTGCCTTAGCGATAGCATTAGCTTCACGTTCGATCTGGAATACAAGACCCTTGAACTTTTCAACTGACCAACGGCCGTTTGAGTCTGTGTCAAGGTCGAATGTACCAGCAGATGTTACGCCGTACTGAGCGCCGATTGTAGCTGTACGATAGATAGAACGAACAACTTCTCTGTTGATTTCAGCAAGGATTTCAGTTGAGAGGATGTTTGCAAGTTCTGTTTCAGCATCTAGACCGTGAACAGCCTTAAGATCCTGAGCGAGTTCCATTGTGTACTCAGCCTTTAGAGCGCGTGAGCGGGCTGTAACAGTTACCTTGTCAATAGCGAAAGCCATTTCAGCGAACTGGTTAGTAGAAACGTCACCAAGAGCTTCAGCCTGAGCTGTTGACATACCTGTGCCTACACCGTATGTAGAAGCAGTAGATAGATCAAATACTGGGTTTGTGTTGCCGATTGGATATGATGAAGAGAATGTGCCGCGTGTGTTACCGTTAGCACCTAGAGCGTTTGTTCCTGAGAAAGCTGTGTTAGCTTCGTTGAACAATGCTTCATCGCCAGTCTGTGTCTTATACTTAGAACGCATAGCGAAGATCAAGCCGGTTGGGCCTGTCATTGGCTGTACGCCGCAGATGTCATAAGCGATTAGGTTTGGAAGAGCGCGACGAACCAAAGAAATAAGAATTGGATCGTAAGAAGCAACGCTGCCGCCACCATAGTTGTTTGTTGGAGCGGATTCGTTTAGCTGACGGCTTTCTTCAGCCATTGCCTTTTCCTGGTTCTCAAGAACGAGAGCAGTAACGGCACGCTTGTATGGGTCGGCGATCTTTGCAAGACCCTCATGGTCAAGAACTGGTGACCACTTGTTTTCTAGTTGTTCAGTAAGATACATTTTTTGTTCTCCTTTAAAGAATCTCTATACTATTTATATTTTTTTATTACTTAGGAAGAGACTTACCAAGCGCACGAACGTAGTGTGCCATTGGACCGTTTAACTCTTCAGCAATCATTGACTTACCTTCTGTTCCAGCTTCAATAGAATCAAGTTCTCTTGCAGCAACAACGCCAGAAGTTGGGAAATAACTTTCTCTTAGAGTAGCTACTTTGTTAGCATACTCGTCTACATTGTCGAATGAAACGCCTTCAGCCAAGGTCTTCAACTTATCAGCCTGAGTAGCAGTTAGTCCTTCAACCATTTGGTTTAGAATTTCTACTTTACGGCTTTCGTTTAGCATCTTGTTTAGTGAAACATTGCGTTCAATTTCTTCGTTTAGCTTGGCTTCTAGTTCAGATACCTTATCACCAAGTTCTTCAACAACTGAAACCTTCTCTTCTGGAATGTCAATGTAATGCTCTTCGAATAGAGCCTTCAAACCAGAGATAAAGTCTTCAGTTAGTTCTGTACGAAGGCCTGCTTCAACAGCAACTTCGTTCTCAGACATCCACTGTTCAACAACATAGTTTAGGTAATCGTCTACGTTGGAAGATAATTCTTCTTGAATTGAAGCGATCTGCTCTTCTAGAGTTTGAGCATAGGCTTCTTCAATTTCTGCAAGTGATTCTTCAAGCTTACGTTTTACAGCAGCTTCAAAAATGGTTGTTGCCTTTGTCTTGAATTCTTCTGATAGTTCTTCGCCAGCAAATAGAGCGTCAACATCTTCTGACATATCTACTTTATAGTCTTCTAGAGAAGATTCATTCATTTCTTTGTCTTCATCTTCTTCATCTTCTTCATCTTCTTCTTCATCTTCTTCAGACTTAGCTTCAACGATTTCAAAGTTTTCTTCGATAGCTTGAGCAATTTCTTCCTCTGAAGCACCTTCGGCAATCATCTGATCGATGAAAGCACCTAGTTCTTCAGAAATTTCAATATCAGATTCTTCATCGATCTGATCAGCAGCTTCTTCAAGTTCTTCAGCTTCTTCTTCCATAACTTCCATTTGCTTCTTTGGCTTTTCAGCAGCAACTTTGGAAGTAGAAGACTTGCTTGAATCCTTCTTCATAGAACCTGCGGCCTTAGCAGAAGGAGGTGTATCAGTGTTCTTTACAAGAGCAGCACCTAGATCCTGCGCTTGATTTCCTGTTGTAGAATCTGCACCTGGGTTTACAATTTGACCCTCAGGTGAACCTGGCTTAAGTGATGACTTAGCAGGTGTAGTAGAATTTACATCGCGCTCTGGGCTACCAGCGCCCATTGGGCTAACAGAAGGATATGTTCCTTCTTCCTTCATCAGGATAGCCTTTGCTGTTTCAGTAAGTGACTTACCCATGTTTAGATTTCTCCTTATTTTATATTATTTATATTTCTTAAAGTTTTGATAGATAGTTCTCAAAGATTTTGAGTGCAACATCTTCGATGTCTCCGCGTGATGCTTCTTTTAGCATTTGCTTTGCTCTATCGTGATGAATTGCTTTCCAACCTTGATTAGTTAAAATCCATTCTGCGTCTTCCATAATACCTTGAACAAAGGCATCTGGAGCAGATGGATCAGCGACAATATCTGCTGCTGTAGCAAGATGAAAGTCGGGCTGAACGAGTTGATAGCCATTGGCTGGTTTAAGAGACCCTACGCCTCTTGTTGACACACCTAGACTTGCTCCTCCATCTAACAAACTTTTTACTATTTTGCCGTTAGGAGTATCTAAGATTTTTGCTTTACCCATAAAGTTGTTACCATCTGGGTAAAGTTTGGTAATCATGTGTGAAACACGATCTAGATTAATTTGGGGTGAATCAGGATGACCTAATTCTCCAAACGCTCTATTCTTATTAACATAATCTCTATTATATCTTTCAACTTCTTTTGATAGAACTTGGTTAGGATAAACTCTACCATTTCTATTTTGCTTTTCGGCCTGCATGAAGATGCCTTCGATAAACATCTCTTTTTTGCCGTTTACTGTTTCCGTAAGATATCTTACGTTTAAAACTTCTTCTTTAATGAGTTTCATTAGCCTAATCCTAGTGTTCTTCTTTTCTGTAATGAACGTTTGCGCTTCATTAATGTTCTAGCCATTTTAGCTCTTCTTTTCATTTTACCTTTGCGTTGACCCATCTTGCGGCGTCTACGCTCGGCTGGTGACATTCTTGTTAGTTTGCCACCTCTGAATGTCATACCAGGAACATTAGAAACTTTCTTACGGCGTTGAATTTTACCACCGCGAACGCGAGCCTTTACGATCTTGATACGTGCTTCGTCAAGTTCTTCTTCTTTTAGATCGTTTTTTGGAACAACTGTGGTGTTCTCTTTATCGCCTTTTCCAGCTTGACTGACTCTTTGTCCTGTTGGTACTGGATTGATAGTTATTTCTGTAGGATCAATTGCTTCTTCGATATCATCTTCTTCAATTACACCACGATATAGTTTTTCTTGACGAGAACCAGGCATTCCAGTCCAAGCTTGTCGCTGTTCTTTTGCCATCATCATTTTCTTCATTTCGACAAGCTTCTGTTCAAAGATTTCTGCAATCTTTTCTTCGGCTATTTGATTAGCTTCATCAAAATTCTTTTCAAAAATGCTCTCGACTATAGTTTTCATGGTGCTGCTGGACCCCTATTAAATGCGTAAGGATCTGCTGTTTGTCCAGAATCATAATCTAAGCTATCTTTCCTGAGATCAACGAAGATTGTTAATAATTCGCCGGGTCCTAAGTTTCTTGTTGTTAAGAGTATTTGGCCGGTTGAATTGGATTCTGGATTTGGAATAGTTGCTCCATCACCCATACTTTGGAAATCATAATCAAATGATCCTGGTCCAAATGTAACAATCTCAGAGTTGGCATCACCATGCCAACTCAACCTTATCTTAGCATTAGCTGCCGCAGCATTACCATTGATACGCTTAATCGTGGTATTATAACTATTCTTTGGATGGATGCCTGACTGCATAATGTATCCATTCGCATTCAATGCAAATGATAATGTTGATACGTTTACTAAAACTGAATTAGAAACTTGTGAACCATCGCAAATAAAGACATACTTGATTAATGCTCTTTTGTTACTATCAATAATTTTTTGCTCTCTAAGTACATTGACCATATTTTTTATTTCCTGTTGCTAATGGCAAAATTGCTAACTTTCTTGAAAGAATCTAGACTTTCATCAAGCATCTTAGCCATCAGTTGTTTGTTGTTCTTGTTGATTGATTCATATATATTTATTATTTTTGTGGCTAGAAGATAATTAACGTCTGCTTCACTACCATCATTAAACTTTAAAGTTGTTTCTGCGCCTTCTTGAATTGTTTTCAATACTTTTATATTTGATTCAGAAATAGCTCTTAAACGTTTAGCATCTTGAGTTGATCTCGTCTCATAGTCACCTAATCTTCTTTGTCTAGATGAATCTTCAATTCCTGAAACGCGACTAACTTCTCTTCTAGAAGTGTTATATTGTGTAGTTGGAGCAGAAGATGGTGTTGAACCTCCTGCGTCCAATGCACTAGAAGCAACTCCAGCAATTTTTGCAGTTTTGCTTAACTTACCTAATTTACCTACTTTACCTTTTTTACCGCCAGATAATGCTTTTTTACCAGCAGTTTTCATTCTCTTATATCTATCTAATACTTTTGCAGAATCAATTTTTTTATTTCCTGCTTTAGCAACACTAGTTGTTGCATCTGTTACTTTAGCTGCGGTAGTTGCTTTCTTTGCTGTTTTAGCTAATTTGGCAACTTTAGCTGCTTTAGCTGCATATCCAACAATAGGCAAAGCTCCTGCTGCATCTAGTGCAGCACCAAGATAGTCACCTCTAGATAAAGACATTCCAGCAGAAGCTAAACTTGCTGCTGATCCTGCTGGACCTGGAACAAAACTGGCTGCATCTAGTGCTGCATCTGCTGCTCCATATTGTCTAGCTTCTCTAATATAT